TGCGATATCTTTACTTTGTTGATGGACGTAGACAAAGACTAAAAACTTTCTAGGATTGTAGCCCACATCCGTCAGAACACGGCGAACAACACCCCTGATATCAATTCTCTTTGAGCAGGTGATCTCACCAGCAACAATGATGTGTCCTTTGGTAGCCATCACCTCGCAAGCAACACGAGAAGATTTATCTTTTCTTAAACACGCATCTAAAATGCTATCTGAAATAAGGTCACATAATTTATCAGGATGACCTTTACATACGCTTTCACACGTTCTATATTTTTCCATTTTATTTTCCTTTCCGAGCAGATAATAACCGCTCCATCAAATCATCCTGTGGACTTCTGCCACCAAACTCCACAGAGCAGTTTTCTTTTACAATTTGGTAAATCTGATACCAACACTGGTTGACCTGTTTCATGTATTCACGACTCATCGCAACGTAAGGTGATGCGATGGCAGCGGAAGTGGTTGGATGCTTGGCAAGAAAGCCATACTCTGAAATGCACTCTTCGCACTGAATCCAACGAGAAACACTCATGGCATACTGCTCGATTAACTGGTTGTTTACTAACATTTCGCAGCTACGATCTTTCAGCCACTTGTAAGTTTCGATATAAATATCTTCTGCACAGAGGTCTTTGCCATTTTTCTGAGTAGCCTTTAAATAATCTTTTACAGCTGGCACATCTGCACCTTCTATATCCGTTGGTTCTGGCAGTACCAGAGCACCATTTAATCTGCCATCAGCGATTTTGTCGGTTAGAGCCTTTGATTTTCTTCCAGCACCAACACGCTGACCGCCTCTTGCTGTACCGTCTTTCGCCATGTTTTCACCCCACTTTCCTAAAAGTCTTTAATACCCCCTTTGATTTCTGATTTTTACACGCGAAGCCCCAGGCCGTTGTCCGCCATAAGAGGCCTAGAGATTTGACCTCCCCCTTGGCTCAGCTACGAATCTGTCGATCACCCAGTTCTAAATGAATCTTGTTGTGACAGGATTTACATAAGGACATCAAATTACTTCGATCGTGTGTACCACCTTGAGAAACAGGGAGGATGTGATGTACTTCTTCGGTAGGTATTAGTCGTCCGTCCTCTTTACACATCTCACACAGGGGATGTACTTGTGCATAGCGGTCACGGATTCTTTTCCAGGCTCTGCCATACTTTTTATTAACATCCTTTGACCGTTGGTATTTGTCATAGCGTCTACGTTCTATTAATTTATGGTCTTCACAGTACTGGCCATCGGTTAAGTTCGGACAACCTGGTGTACTACACGGTCGTTTCGGTTTCCTTGGCATCGTTTCACCTCACTTTCTGGGCATAGAAAAAGCCCTGCAGGGCATGACCCACAAGGCTTGGTAAGTATTCTATCTTGCTGATTATAATGTAACATGAAGATGAGGTGCTTATCTCTGCTTAAAAGTGCTCATTGCTGTTCAACTTTTGAATAACAATTGGATTATCAGGTACGATAACATGATTTAAGGCATTGCCATGCCATCTGCGAATGGTACTCTTATCAGCGTTCAGCTCATCACCGATTTGCTCCCAAGTAAAGTTGTGAACGTAGCGGTAACGTAACACCATGCGTTCATCGATATCCATTACTTTATTAATCACATCTCGAATCTCTGCTTTAAGTGCTACAAGATGATCTACCTCATCATTAATCTTGATTTGAAGTTCTTCAATTCGCTCCAGGTATCTGACAAACAAAGCATCGGTATGCCGTTGTGTCTGTATTCTCTCGCCCCAACTTGGGGAGGAAACACTGGTCGATAACTCCCTTAGCCTTTCCATTTCCTCAATGTTGGATTGGATTCGTTTATCTAGCCTGTAGGCTTGATGTAAATATTCTTTTGCTTTCATTACTCGCTCACCTCCGCTTGTAGCTTTTTGATTAGGACATTCCCATCAATAGAGGTAAGTTCTCTATACCAATCAGAGCGGAAGAACCTCTCCACCTCGTTTTTCATATCTTTTGCCGGTCCATATTTAGGCCGTTTCTTTAGTTTCTTTAAGGCATCTCTATAATCCTTAACAGCCATTAAAATAATGGCATTGGCTAAATTTTGATAAGGTTCTGTCATCGCATCACCTCTAAATTCGCTTTAACCGCATCAATCAAGGCATCTTGAGTTTTCTCCTTTTTTGTGAGTGCAAGTATTACGTCTTCATCGATGGTGTTTTTGGTGATGATGTGGTGAACAATAACTGTATCCCTTTGTCCTTGCCTATAAAGTCTTGCATTAGTTTGTTGATACAGCTCTAGTGACCAGGTCAGACCAAACCAGATAAGCGTTGAACCGCCGCTTTGAAGATTAAGACCATGACCGGCACTGGCTGGATGAATAACAGCAATGGGTATCTTGCCATCATTCCAATCCTCAATATCCTTTGATGACTGAATTTGCCTTACCGAAAATCTATCTTTAATTCGTTCTAGATCATGCTTATACCAATAAGCAACAAGGACCGGTTTCCCAATCGCTCCTTCAATTAAATCTTCCAAAGCATCTAGCTTTTTGTCATGAATCACATGGGCCTTGTTCTCGCTATCGTATACAGCACCATTTGCCATCTGTAGCAATTTTCCAGAAAGGACTGCTGCATTAACCGCATCAATTTCTTCATCGCCTAAGTTAGCCACCATGTCTTCCTTAAAATCTGAATAGACTTTCCATTCTTTTTCACTTAAAGTGACAAACACTTCATTACTGACATATTCAGGCATCTTGAGATAATCGGTAGATTTCATAGAAATGGTGATATCTGATATTTGTTTGTAGATTTCCTCTTCAGCACCGGGTAGTGGTTTATAAGAAAATACAATCTGTGTGTTTCGCTTATCTGGCTTAAAATAGGTATTTCGGTAATGGCTAATGTAGCGTCCTAGCCTTTGACCCAAATCAAGAATTCGAAACTCTGCCCATAAATCCATCAATCCATTACTGGAGGGAGTTCCGGTAAGACCGACAATTCTTTTTATAGAGGGTCTTACTTTGAGTAGACTCTTAAACCGCTTTGCACCATAAGACTTAAAGGATGACAGCTCATCAATGACCACCATATCAAAATGAAAAGGAATACCACTTTTATGAACCAGCCAATCTACGTTCTCACGGTTAATGATGTATAGCGTTGATTGTTTCTTGAGGGCATCGATTCTTTCTTTTTCTGTTCCCACTGCCACCGAGTAAGAGAGTCCTTTTAAGTGATCCCACTTATTGATTTCGGCAGGCCATGTATCCCTTGCTACTCTTAAAGGTGCAATCACTAACACCTTGCAAACGAGAAAGCTATCTAAACACAAATCAAATATGGCGGATAAGGTAATCACACTTTTACCTAAACCCATTTCAAGAAATACAGCCGATATGGGATGGGATAAAATGAATTCAGTGGCATAGCTTTGGTATTCATGTGGCTCGTATTTCACTAAGTATCCCTCCAATCTGTTCTACACCATCTAGGCAATAAACTAGAAAGCCTAATGCCTCTAGTTGTTTCTTTCTTTTATTTTGTAAAGGTCGCATCTTTTTTCCTGTTGCTTTACATTCGACAAAGGCGATTCTTCCCATGGGAAGTAGTACAATGCGATCAGGCATTCCATCTATTCCAGGACTTACAAATTTCGGAGCCATACCTCCCATGCTTTTTACTGCTGCTACCAGTTTTTGCTCTATATATTTTTCTTGCATAAATGACCTCCATAAATTCATCAGGAACAACAAGCACAACCTTTAGCGTTTTTTCCTATACGCGCGCATACATACGCTCACGATGCTTTACTACTACTATTTATTAATTTATTACTAAGTAGTAAAACTCTTGTTCCACTCATTCCAGTAACGCCAAAACATCGGTAATGACTGGGTTTTTAAGAGAACAAGCATAAGGAACAACTAAAGAACAAGGAACGACCTTATTCAATTTTCTCGTAACAACGTTGTCTACCGTAAATGGGAAAATTACTTGTTCCATTCTTGTTCCCTTGGTACTTGTTCCACCCATTAATCTTTTTCATAATGCCTGCAATGGCATAGGAGTCCGCAGGTTTCA